TCGGCAAGTATCGGTCTGACGTCATTTTCAACCTACCCAACCCTTACAAGGCAGGATCATGAGCACCAGACGAAAGATTGAAGCAGTGGAAGCCCCGGCACCGCCCATGGAGCAGCCTCTGCAATTGAAGTACCGCCCCCAGCACCTGAACGACGTGCTTGGCCAGGACGAGGTGGTCCGGTCCATCCGCAAAGCCATTGCAGCCAGCACGAGACCCCACTGCTTCATCCTCACGGGCCCCTCGGGGACCGGCAAAACCACAATCGCTCGGATTCTGGCCAAGGGTTTCAATTGCGGCCCCGGTTCAATCATCGAGGTTGATGCCGCCTCCAACAGCGGCATTGATGCGATGAAGGAGGTCACGGCCAGTGCCCGGTACCACGGCTTCGGCGCGGAGCCCAACAAGGCCTTCATCATCGACGAGTGCCACAGCCTCTCCAAGCAAGCATGGCAATCCCTGCTCAAGGCCGTTGAGGAGCCCCCGGAGCACGTTTACTATTTCTTCTGCACCACGGAATCCGGCAAGATCCCCGAGACCATCGCCACGCGCTGCAACAGCTATCTACTGAAGCCGGTCCGTTTCGACGGCATCATGGATCTCCTTGAGATGGTCTGCGACAAGGAGGACTACAAGACTCCGGATGCCATCCTGAAACAAGTTGGTCTGGCCTGTGGCGGATCTCCGCGCCGGGCGCTGGTAATGCTGAACATGGTCTACGATGTCCAGGATCCCGAGGAGTGCGCCAGGATCCTGGAGACGCCGCTGGACAACAAGGAGATCATTGACCTCTGCCGCATGCTGGTCAAGGGCAACATGAGGTGGGATGACGTCACCAATGGGCTTAAGGCACTCGGGGATACCAATGCCGAGTCCATCCGCATCGTGGTAGTGAACTATCTGAATGCATGCATCATGGGGGCGCGAAGCGATGGGGCGGCAGTCAGGCTGCTGGACATGCTGCATGCCTTCACCAGGCCCTGCAACCCAGCGGACAAAATGGCTCCAATCCTGCTGGCCTTCGGAGAATTCGTTCTGGGCCGCTAGCGCGTATAGATAGGCCTGAAAGGAACCGCATCATGGATAACTTGGAGCGCTGCAAGCATGGCTGAACTGGACACCTTCCGTGCAATGTTGCGGGTGAACAAGCACCAGCTCGATGAGGAGCTGGAAATCCAGGCTGAAGTCATGGGTCGCATTTCTGATCGGATGGCGGCCGTGGGCGCACGGGCCGCCGAAGCGGAACAGGAGCTCAAGGTAGTGGAGGCCAGGCTCTATCGGCAGTTCAAGGACGACGATGAGAAGATGACCGACAAGGCTGCCGACAGTGCCGTCAGAAGGCACCAGGAACGCGCCAGGGCCTTCGAACGGGTGAACCTGTTGGGCAAGGAGCTTGCGCAGTGGCAAGGGCTTTACGCGGCCTGGAAGGCCCGGGGGTTCTCGATCAGTAGCCTTTGTGACCTCTATCTCGGCCAGTACTACACCAAGGACAGCCACAGCAGCAAGGTGGATCAGCGCAGGAGCGAGGTATCCGCCCTTCAGGAAAGGCGGCCCTATACCCGTTCGATCACATCCGGGGAATCAACCCGTCGTCGAATCAGCGAAGGGTGATGCAATGATGGAATTCCTGATTTACTCTGTTGGCTCCCTCCTGGGGGTCTATGTGCTTTCACGGCTTATCTTCGCGGCCTGGTTCAGAGCGAAGCAACAGTACGAGGACAAACGATATGGACAGAGAACGCAGCCGGGGTCGGGATCGTGATGAGGAACGGCCAAGCACCCGCGCCCGGGGTGATGACGATCGCCCTAGCCGCGATCGTGGGAGTGATCGGGGCGATCGCCCTAGCCGCGATCGCGGGGATTCTCGCAGCGACGATCGCGGCCGTGATCGGGGGTCGGATGACTCGCGTGGCCGTGATCGAGATGATCGTGGCGCGCGGCCGTCTTTCTCCTACGCCGCCAGATCCCGCGAACAGATCGACAAACGTGCCTCGATGAGGGGCAAGGAGTTCGACCGGCTCATCAAGGACGGGATCAAGAACTGGAAGCCGGCCGACGGGATGAATTCGATTCGCATCCTCCCGGCCACGTGGCCGAAGCCGGAACACTACGGCTTTGACCTCTACGTGCACTACGGCGTGGGGCCGGACCGGGGGAGCTACCTCGACCTGCACAAAATGCTGGACAAGCCGGATCCGATCAGCGAGGAACATGCAGAGGCGCTGCGCGAAGGCGATGAGAAGTACGCCAAGGAAATCGAGTCGAAGCGCCGCTGTGGGGTCTATCTGATCGATCGGGACAACGAAAAAGAAGGCGTACAGTTCTGGGCCATGCCATGGACCATCGATGCCGACTTGAACAAGCTGGCCGTCGACAAGCGCACCGGTGAAACGCTGAACATCGATGACCCGGAGGATGGCTACGATGTTGAATTCGAGAAAACAGGCAAGGATCGGAACACCAAATATGAAGCAGTCAAAATCGCCCGCCGTAGCTCGCCTCTTGGATCCAACAAATGGATCGACTGGGCCGTCGACAATCCCCTCCCGGATCAGCTCGTCTACTTCGACTATGACCACATCGCCAAGGCTTTTGGCGGGGGTGGGTCTCACCGCGGCCGTGAATCGGAGCGGGAAGAGCCAGGCCGGGAGGCTGGCAATCGCGAAAGCCGTGCTCGCGGGCGGGACGACGATAAGGATCGGGACCCCCCAAGGGGAAGCGCTCGTGATGGGGGGTCCCCCCGGGATGATGACTCTGACCGTGGACGGGGTCGTGGCGGTCGTGACCCTGCCCGTGAAGACGACGAGGCACCTGGCCGAAACTCTCGCGCTCGCGGAGACGATCGAGAAAGTGGTTCGCGCGGCCATCGCGATGAGCCAGTGCATTCGTGGGAATCCATCCACGATATGACCCTGGAGGAGCTGGAATCCCTTTGCGAAAGCGAAGATACCTTGCAGGATGTGAATCCGGGCAAGGCCGATGGTCAGGCGGATCTGGCGGATTGGATCTGCGAGGAGCTGAAGCTCAAGAAGGCGCCGGCAACAAGCACGGGCAGGCGCCGGATGGCGGAGCCTGAAGATGGGGAGAAAGAAGCAGCGTCTAAGCTGCGCCGCATGCGTGAAGAAAGGAACCGTTGATATGACCCGCAAGACCATTCAGCCTGAAGAGGGCAATGGTCGGCGACGTATCCAGGTGGAAGGGGCCCCGGCCCCTTCTTACTTTGCGAGCGGAGCCGACAAGGACATGGAGTTTTTCAGCACTGGCTGCGGCCTAATTGATGAGGCACTAGGCGGGGGCTGGGTGCTGGGCCGGGTCAGCAATGTTGTCGGGGACAAGAGCGCCGGGAAAACGCTGCTTGCAATGGAAAGCTGCGCCAATTTCGCATTGACCTACCCGGACGGCATGATTCGCTACGCGGAATCCGAATCCGCTTTCGACGTCAAGTACGCCCAGGCCATGGGGGCGCCGGTGGAGCGCATCGAGTTCAACGGCAAGAACCCGATGCGGACGGTCGAAGACCTATACACCGATCTGCTCCGCTGCTTGGAGGCCTGGAAGGGGAAACCTGGGCTCTACATCATCGATAGCCTTGACGCCCTGAGCGATGAGGCGGAAATGGATCGCGAGTTCGACGAGGGCAGCTTCGGCGGCACCAAGCCCAAGGCCATTGGCAAGCTCTTCCGTATGCTGGTTGAACGGATCGAGGAGCAGCGGGTGCACCTCATGGTCATCAGTCAGCTCCGTGACAAGCTCGGCGTGACTTTCGGCGAAACCAAGACCCGCTCCGGGGGCAAGGCCCTCGACTACTACGCCACCCACATCATGTGGCTTGCCGAGAAGTCCAAGATCAAGCGGAAGATCGGGGAGGTGGAGCGCATCGTCGGCGTGGAGGTGCAAGCCTTCGTGAAGAAAAACAAGATCGGGCTTCCGTTTCGCAAGGCGGACTACTCGGTGCTGTATGGCTATGGGGTGGACGACCTCCTGGCCATGGCCGAATGGGCGTTCGAGGTGAAGCGGGATGAGCAAATGAAGGAGCTGGGCTTCTCGAAGAACGGATACAAGGTCCGCATCACGAACATTCGCAACAAAGGGGGGCAAGAAGCCAAAGACATGCGCGAGGCCCTGCGCAAGCTGGTCCGCCAGGAGTGGGCCAAGATCGAAACCGACTTTCTTCCGCAGAGTCGGAAGTACGGCGGGTGATCCATGCACTTTGTTTACTACCTGCTGTGCGCGGCCACAGGGGAGCTCCTTTACATTGGGAGGAGCCATTCCCCTAAAGGCCGTAAGGCTGCCTTTGAAAGGCGTACCAAGAAAAATACAGTATTCGGTATGCAACAGAGGCACTCGCGACTCGAGGATGCGTGCCAGGCTGAGCTCAAGGCTATAGCCAAGCATAACCCTCCCTACAACCTTTACTTGGCATCTAGTCCGGCCAGATCTGGTAAAACCAACAGCGTCGAGCACAATGAAGCAATAAGAAGGGCACTCACGGGAATCACAAGGAGCATAGAGACCAGAGCCAAAATAAGTCAAGCAAACAAGGAGCGAGGCCCAAGGCCCCAGGACACTGAAGAAACCAAGAAAAGAAAAAGTGACGGCAAAAAGAGCCGATGGATCACCTATCTTGGGGAAACGAAATGCCTAAAGGACTGGGCCTCCTGTTCCGGTATAAGTAGGGAGACCGTTGCTTATAGGCTGAAAGCCGGATGGGACCTCGATCACGTTTTTAACAGCAGTAGTAAATAGGAGCGATCATGGGCCAATGGTGCAGTTGTGAGGAATGCGTAGGTCCTTTTCCCGAACCAACTGATGAGGAACTGAAGACAATGGATTATCAAATTAAGCCAGTGCACAACAAAGACATCATTCGGTCCAAGATCGACGGCACCTGGACATACCGGCATGATGTCGATCCCTCTGGTCAGCCTCCGGAGTATATGGTACACCTGGAGGTCCTTCCGCACGGCACCCAGGAATGGCAGCAATTGCGGAAATCCGAAGATGACGCCTTCGAGCTGACGGGGGGCAGCCCAACATGAACCTGGATCCCATCTCATGCAGCGACAGCTGTAAACGCTCGGTGCTTACCGAGGATGCAGCCATGGCCGCGGGCTGGTCCTTCTTGCCTGTAGTGCGGCGCTGGCGTTGTGGCCCCTGCGCATTGTTGCTGCGCAACGTCTCCAGGATGCCTGGCAACGATGCACCATCCACGGATCCCCTGAAGCCGGATGACCGTGGGGCCTTGCCCATGCCGGGTGGGTTCGGCATCGTTCCTGTGGCCGTGAAAGGCTGAACATGAAAATCCTCGCACTTGATCTCGGCTCAAAGACCGGTTGGGCTACTTCAGCCGGTGGACACATCACAAGCGGTATGAACGAGTTCGGACAGGACCGTTTCGGTGGTGGCGGCATGCGCTACCTGAAATTCAAACACTGGCTGGACCAGCTCAATGGGCAGACTGGTGGGATGGACCTGGTGATGTTCGAGGAGGTGCGCCGGCACGCCGGGACCACTGCCGCGCATGTCTACGGGGGATTCCTGGCCAGCTTAACGTCGTGGTGCGAGGTGGAGAAGATCCCGTATCAGGGCGTGCCGGTGGCAACCATCAAGAAGCACGCTACCGGCAAGGGCAATGCCGGCAAGGAACTGATGATTGATGCCATGCGCCGCAAGGGATTCTGGGACCTGAAAGACGACAACGAGGCCGATGCCCTGGCCATCCTCCACTACGCCCTGGACGTGATGAGCCCACAGGCAAAAGGCACGATCTGGGATGGCCCCAAAGCGCCGGACATGCGCAAACGAGTAAGGATCAGAATGCCATGAAACTCCCCGCCATCATCATCAGTGACCCCCACTTCACGGCGAGCCCCAACGACGAGTACCGCTGGGGCTTATGGCCGTGGCTCACCCACGAGATTAGGGAGGAGGGGGCCAAAACGTTACTGATCCTTGGGGACCTTACGGATGCCAAGGACTACCACCCCGCGGAGCTGGTCAATCGGCTCACGGCTGCGATCGTTGGCGTGCCAGTCGAGCAAGTCATCATCCTCGCAGGCAATCACGACTGGTTGAAGCAGGGGGGCGTGTTCTTCAAATTCTTGCAATGCATCCAAGGGTCCAGGATTCGGGTCATCACGGAGCCGACCGAGATATTGGGGCCGGAGTCGGATCCGGCCTGCATGTTCCTTCCCTACACCAAGAACCCGGCGCGGGACTGGAAGGATCGGGATTTCAGCCACTTCGACTTTCTGTTCATGCACCAGACGGCACCCGGATCAGTGGCAAGCAATGGGCAGAAGATGGACGGGGATGAGATGCCAGATTTAAATGCCGGCAAGGTCTACTCCGGGGACATCCACGTCCCACAGGTGATCGGGAAGATTGAATACGTGGGAAGCCCATATCACGTCCACTTCGGGGATAATTTCAAGCCCCGGTGCCTGGTGATCGATAAGAAGCGCAAGGCCTATGACCTTCACTTCGAAACGATCAGCCGCAGGACGATCAAGGTGGGATCACTGGCAGCCCTGAAGCGCTACGATCTTGGCAAGGAGGATCAGGTCAAGCTGACCATCGAGCTCGAAGAATCCGATGCGCACCAGTGGAACCGAATCCGACGGGAGGCAGTGGCGTGGGTTCGGGATCAGGGGGCGCAGCTTCATGGGGTAAAGCTGGTTAGTGCCCGCTCGACGGCCAGTCTGACCCTTGACAAACAGCGCTCCAGGTCCTCCACCCCATCGGATGCCGTGCTGCGCTTCGCAGCCTCACAGGAGCTGTGGGGCGAGGTTCTTGACCTGGGCTTGGAGATTGTTGAAAAATGAGTATCACCCCCACAGAGCTGATCATTGAAAATTTCGGCAGCTTTCGCACCCAGCAGCGCTTCAAATTTCCGAAGGAGCCAGGGCTCTACTTCATGCGGGGGGAGAACCGCCAGGAGCCTAGATTGGGGGCCAACGGAGCCGGCAAGTCAACAATCTGGAAGGCTCTGTGCTGGGTGCTCTGGGGCAAGACTGCCAACGGGCTCAAAGCTGGGGATGTAGGCTCGTGGGGGATGAAGAAGGGGACCGAGGTCCGGCTCTGCTTCCGGAGCGAAACCGGGAACCATTTTGCATTGGTCAAGACCTGGAGACCCAACACCTGGACCCTGGCCAACATCTTCGATGCCACGCCGGTGGATCTGACCAAGGACGACACCAACCCGCTGCTGGCCATGCTCAAGCTGACCTTCGAGCCCTTCTTGCAGTCGATCTACATGGCGCAGCGGGGCGAGATGTTCCTGGACCTGAAGCCGGAGCCAAAGGCACAGCTGTTCTCCTCCGTGATGGGGCTGGATCGCTGGTTGGACTATTCGTCCACGGCCAGCACCAGGGCCAGTGATCAGGATCGAACCACCCGACGGCTGGAAAGCGAACAGGCTGAATTGAAGGGGAGGCTTGAGGCCGCTGACTTCAAAGACCTGCGCACGGAGGCGGATGCATTCGAGGGGGAGCGCCATGACAAACTGGCGCAGATCACCCTGGAGCACGCAAAGATAATGCGCCTGGCCAAGGCTGCAAAGCAGAGTCTCGAGGATGCGGACGAGTCCGAAGCCCGAGCCTTCTCGGAGTCCAAAGGTTTGGTGGAAAAGCGCGATGCTGCCTTTGATCGCAGGGAAGCTGCACTGAAGAAGCTGCGCCATTCTGAGGACAAGGTCCTTGGGCTTTCCCGGGATTTGACGCACGCCACAGAGCACTACGAACGGATCCTTGACCGGGAGGGATGCCCGACCTGCGGGGTGAAGCCTGGCCGATCCGACCAGACCCGGCTTGAGGAGGAGGCTGGGGGCTGCCTTGAAAAGATCGGCGCGGAGCTGCGCCAGGCGCAGGGCTTCGAGAAGGCCCTCCGTCAAGCCCTGGACGAGGCCGAAGACGATTTGAAGCGCTTAGATGCAGAGCATCAAAAGGTCATCGACCGGAGCTCCCAGGCATCTGAGAAACTGCGCAGCGCCCGCATAGCGCATCAAACGGAGGAGAAGCGTCTAGACTCCCTGGAGGACGAAGCGGCGCGCTTGGAAGGGGCAAAGAACCCCTTCCAAGCCATGATGCAGGAACGGGGGCAGCGTTTGAATCAGGTTCGTGAGGAATTCGAGCAAGTGCAAGGTCGGCTGAATCAGAGCCACGAAAGGCACGCGCTTTACAATTTCTGGGTCCGGGGCTTCAAGGAGGTCAGGCTACAGTTGATCAGCGAAGCCTTGGACGAGCTGGAAATCGAGGTCAACAGCGAGCTTATGGCCCTCGGGCTCGTAGACTGGGAGCTTCGCTTTGCCGTCGATGCAGAAACCAAAAAGGGCACCATGTCCCGAGGCTTCACGGTCAGCGTTCTTTCTCCCGACAACGAAGAACGGGTACCGTGGGAGTCCTGGAGCGGCGGTGAATCGCAGCGGCTAAGGATTGCTGCCCAGTGCGGGCTGTCCAACCTGATCCGCGCTCGCACCGGCTGCGATATGCCATTGGAAGTTTGGGATGAGCCCACGGAGGGCCTGAGCGAGGAAGGGATCACCGATCTTCTTGGCGCCCTGAATGAACGAGCGCATCGGGAGCGCCGGGCCATCTGGGTGGTGGATCATCGGGCCCTGGGTTATGGGGGTTTTGCCGGGACCGTGACGATCATCAAGGATGATCGGGGATCGAGAGTTGTTCAATCCACGGTATAGATTGGTCACCCATCAGCCTAAGGACTGCCATGCCCCGACCCATTGGAACCCGGAACCAGCCCGTAGCCTGGTATGAGCTGGAAGCTTTGCTGCTTTGGAGAAGCCTTGGGTGCCGGCTTTCGCAAATCGTAGCCGGCATGGGCATCCCCAGAGCATCGGCGCTTCACCACATCTACAAAGGCAAGAAGGCCTATGCGTACATCGCAAAGCTCCAGGTCTGGCGGGACTACGATCGCAACGCAGAATCCCCCGAATTTCTCACCGAGGCAGATTTCTCGGATGAAGGCAATGGCCTGGCGGGACAAACAGGAAAGGAACTGCACCCAGGCCCAGGCCCTGAACCGGGTTGCGCAGGAACATGGATATCCGGATTGGCAACACCTGATGCACCATCACAACTCCGGGATCAGGAGGCCGTCTAAATGAGCAGCACCTCGGACGGGTATTCGCTCTGGCTCTGGTGCCCCAACTGTGACGTTCTGGGCGGGGTGTTGCTTTACCCAAACAAGGACCGCTACCTGGGCACCAGGACATGGGAGGCCCGCTGCAAGTTTTGTGGCTATTCCATTGGCGGGTTAGGATCCGACGGGACCCGACAGAAAGCAGCGGACGAGTGGCAGGCTATCTGTGAGCATGCCCTAGCCGTTAAGGAACAACTACTTGGAGCAACCAAAATGGCGGAGAAACAATTGGAACTGGACATCCCTTCCTTCATCGGGCTCACGGCGTGGATCAGCATCGATGCTGAATCGGATCTCCCCGTCCGGGAAGGCTGGTACAACGTGCGCTTCAAAATGAGCGACAGGGAGCGACAAGAGCGGGAGGCACGGAAGCTGCCGACCACGCGTCGGTGGTGGTCAGCAAGGCTGCAGAGCTTCTCGTGGGCCGTGGAGGTGGGCGAGGAATTGGATTCCGCGGAGATCAACACGCGCAAGTGGCAGGAATTCAGCGGGCGTCTCGATGGCTTGGAATGGCAGGGCCTTACGGGCCCACATCCAGACTTGCCAACGAAGTAGATCGGGCCTCCCGGCCGGATCTACCAAGACCGAAAACGGCCGCGCAAAGCGGCCGTTGGTCCATCATGGCATCAACTAGAAAGGCCGGAGTTTACAGATTGCCCCAGATCGGCCCCTTCTGCATCACGGCGCCGGGCAGATCCTCCGCCTTGGCCTGATCGATGGCCGTTTGAAGCGAAGACCGGGCCTGATCATCGGCCGTGAAGAAGGCTTGCATTTCCTCCTCGGTGGGCTGCCGTCCTTCTGCGCGGGTCTTGGTAAGCAGAGCGCTCGCGGCTGCCGCTTGGTCGATCAGACCCAAGACCAGGGTTATCAGGGTGGTGGCGTTGTTCGTGCTCATCAGTTCTTCTCCTTCGTGGCCAGATAGGCCTGCAAGGCAATCAGCATTGCCTGAATTTGTTGGATCTTGGCATCCGCACCAGCCGGATCAGTGGCCAGCATGGACTGTGCAATCACGACGCCTGCCCGGACGTTGTCTGCCTGTCGTTGCACGTTCTGGGCATCCTCCGCTGTGATCTTCTTGGCAGTCAGCAGGGTCAACGTGGCTTCACGAACGCCCGTCACGGTGCTCATGGTCACGATGATCCGCTCCTGCGCGCTTTCCGGAGCCGGCACGCCCAGCGCCCCACAACCGGGGACTACGGCGAGAAAGCCACCCATCGCCAGAATGAGCAGCAGGGCTGTGGCAAGTTTTCTGAGCATAAATTTCCTTTGGGTCTTGATTGATCGGAACTAGTCACGGGGTTGTGTGTTTAGTGCTTTCTCGTGGATGACTCCTTCTCTCGTAATTGGTTGATGGTTTCAGGAGTTCGCTGATATCCCTGCCCCATCTCTTTGCAATGTGGTCAATGCTGCTCATGATCGAGCCAAGACCCCATAACAGCAGGGTGAAAAGAATCGGTTTACTCATGGAGGAGCCCCCATACTCAATGACGACCTGACCAATCCGGAAAACGAGCAAGGCCTGGGCCGTCATGATCAACCTGCGCCCAGCGGTCTTAATAATGGACTCGACAATCATTGGGTCGTTGTGACACGCAAGATTTAGAATCAGGGCCGTCCCAATTGTTACAATCACTGACAAATCGTCCCATGAAATACTCATGACTTCCCCCCGCCCCTAAGTGATGACCAAAGATCCTTGAGAAATGAAATAGGATTGTGAGCGAACAGCTTACCAAGGATGAGAAAGCCATTCAGCACATCATCTGCAACGTAGGACAGCAAACCGATCAGAGCCCACTGCTGGAGCAAACTAAGCCCCGAATCAGCAAGAGCAAAAGCGGCAAGCACAGCCACGGTCACAGAACTCACAGCCCCACGGAAAAATCGAACGGCGGTGCCATACTTCTCGTGAATGATGATCTTGGCAACGCCAAGCAGAAGCCCCCCAAGACTGGCAACCGTGGCAACCTCTAGGAGACGTTCTAATTGTTGATCGTCCCTCATGATTAAAATCCAATCGCGATGTAGAAAAAGGTGCTGGACCCCGCATCGTTCGCCACTGTGAACCCGGACGGGGTATATGTGCTCGCCCCGGCGCTGTAGTTTGATCCGAGGGTTACGCCCAGCGCGCTGCTTGCCGTGATCAGCGCGCCAAGGCACGTCGATGGAAAGGCCCCCGGCACGGCGCCCAACGCCGGGAAAGTGAAGACATTCACACTGTCGATTCCGTAAAGCGGGGTGGTGCCAAACTTGATAGTGAGCCCGATGCCGCCAGGGAATTTAATCTGCCCACTGGTGCCGGACATGGTCACTACGATCCCGGAGCTCGGCCCCGAGGCCAGTGCCGCCGTGAATTGCGCCAGAAGCGTGACCAGGTCCCCGTCATCCTGGACGTCGGCGGCCTGATTGTCAGCGATGAAATTTGCGATCATCGTCGAGATACTGGACGATTGCCGCATGGCCGTGTTTAGGTTTTCCTTGAGCAAGAGGCCTGGGCCATACCCAGTGGTTCTGACGCTCGAAGCAGCCCAGGCCACCGGGCTCAGGACATAGCCGGAGCCCGGGGAAAGCCCGAATGGGACGAATTGGTTTGCAGCCACGTGTAGCTCCTTTGTAGGTTAGAAGAAGGCACCGACATCCGGGCCGGAAATGATCGAGTTATCTTGGTCCGTCCCGAATACCGGGTTGGCTCCAACCACGGTCACTGAATTAATTCTTACCCCTTCTGGCTTAGGCGGCAGGTGCCCACCTTGCATCAACGCCAACTGCAACGGGGTTGGCGTTGCCCCCGTGACGTAAATGTCAAGGCTCATGTCCTGATTGTCCACGGCAATCATCTGGAAGCCGTAGCCCACGAACAAACTGGAAAGGATCTGTTGGTACTGCTCGAAAGATCCGTCGAAGTGGTTTGCTGCAATCTTGCTGATCAGAAGCAGTCGATAGTCAGCGTCCGAGAGTTCCACCGTCCCCAGGGATGGAACCAGAACGAACCGGGTCAACCCAACCCACGCCCCTACCCTATCCAGTTGCTCCCCCAGGGCATTGTCGAACTGGTACAGGACCGGCATAGATAGCAACGCTCGCATCCCATCCGTAAGGCCGGAAACGAGAAGCTCCACCACTGCCTTGAATCTGGGCTTGTCCCGATGCTCGCTCGTGATCAGGCTGGAGTAGTCCTGGGGGGTGCCAGGAATCACCCCATTGGCTGACTGCGTAATTCTCGGGATGAAGCCCAGAATCTGAAGCACCCCGGGGCCGGGATCGACAAACCGTGCGCCCGAGGTCACGGAGATCCCCGGCGCTGGGCCGGTCAGCGTCAGGATGCCGGCGCCCGGCAGAACCAGGCCGTTGATCGAGCTTGTGATTGTTGGCGCTGATCCGACCAGGGACAGGATTCCCGGTAGCGGATCACCAAGCGTGGTTTGGATCAGAGTGGGCAGCAACCCGGCCAGGGTCAGAATGCCGGCCCCGGGGAATGGCGCGTTCGAAACGGCCACGGTGGGTGGTGCGCCCACCAAGGCAATGGCGCCCGTGCCCAGCTCGATGAACCCAGCCAGGCGCGTGACCGTGGGCGCCGGCCCGGCCAGGGCGATAAACCCCACCTCCAATCGAACGTGTGGCCCCTGGGTCAGAGACGGAGCGCTTCCAGTCAGCCCCAGGGATCCGGATCCTGGAACGACCGGGGTATTCATCACCACGCCGGGCGAGGATCCGGTGAGCGTCAAAGAACCAGGGCCCGGATCAACTGGGGTATCAGCCATTTAGACCACCGTCAGGGTAAGGTCGGCGACATCACAGGTCGCCGTAGCATTGAAGGGAACCACGATGTCCAGACCGGCCGGAGGATCGGGTACGACGCTGATCAAGAGGCTCTGAAGATCGAATTGCTCGGACCCCGCGCCGCCGTTCAACTGGGCCGGCAGATACAGCCTTGCCACCACCACGTCATTACCAATCGGCAGTGCATTGATGTAGTCGGCGACCGCCTGTTTGATCGCGATTCCAGTGGTGCCGGAGTAGCCGGTCAGAGCCTTGATCTGGATAGTTCCCCGGATCGCAACCGTGGATGGAACAAAGAAGCTGATTTCATGGGTCACCCCGGCATCATCCAGCACCGAAATAGTCACGGTGCCGTAGGTGAAGGCCCCCGGGGTCTTGCGAAGCATGATCGCTGTAGCAATGGCCGTGGCGTCCCCGCCCAGGGCCACAACAGCAATCGAGTGCGGGGGGAGCCCATTGGCATCTGTGCTGTTGGTGTCGTTCTCGTAGATCACGGCCTCCGTAACCCCGGTCACGGCCTTGACCGCCCCCAGGATGCCAAACAGCACCGTCGAGCTGGGCTGGGCCACCGATTGCTGTTGTCGCAGACGCAACGCCGCATCGGTTTCCACCGGCGCCCCTGCGCTGGCAATGGTCGGGTTGCTGACGCTCTGCCAGCCCAGGGTCGGGGTCACAATCTGCGTGATGCTGCCGACCTGAGCCCCGATGGCCCCTTGCGTATCGCAGGTGGCCGTCACGATGATGTGGCCGGCCGGGGGAATGGTCACCGAGGCCGGCAGGCTCCACTGGTTCCCATCGGGGCCAGCCACCTTGCCGCTTACGATCACGGTGCCGACCACGCCCACCAGATCCACATCCACCTGAGAATTGCTAGGAGATAGGCGGGTGATGCCGCTGAGGCGCACAAGGCTTGAGAGGCCAGCCCCCTGAGCGCTCACGGGGCTGAAATCGTTGTAGACCTTGATGGCCGTGTCATTGCAATCAGAGACGGCTTTCGCAAAGATCGCGAGGAGCTGGCCATCTTGAGAATCCGGGGTGATGTAGCTGTCCGGCCCGTAGATTTCCTTGAATGACTCTTGCAGGGACAGGTAGATGTCCGAGTAAGTCGGGGCACTGATCCCGGTGGGCGTGATCGTGGCAGCCAATGTGGCAAGAGGGAAAGGCATCGTAATCTCCGGTGTTGTCAGCTAGGAACGGCCAGGGTGGCTTGCACTGGCACAGCCCCGTAAATCGTGGCAACCAGGGCGGTCACCCGAAAGCTGCGGCTCTGATCCACGCTGCTTGCATACTGCAAGAGCTCGTTCACCCCCGGCGTGCCGAGGATCCGGTCAATGATTGCCGGGTCCCGGGTGTTCGCGGTCCCATAGCCCACGATGTCGGGATCGTAAGGCGTGCCCTCGTTGGAGTCCAGGAACCACTCGTCGGTCATGAGCAGCAATCGGGTGCTGATCGCCTGGGCAACCCCACCCGGATCATCCACGAAGAACTCCCCCTCGTTCCCAAATTGGTAATCCCCGTTCTCGTCGAGCTTGCGGTATTTCATTGGGTCCCCTCAGGGCAGTGGGATGTTGGTCGAACCACCGCCCGGGATGACCCCGCTGTGTCGGTGAGTGTTGTAACTTGCTACGGTTGGGGTGATCAGGTTCGTGGCTGTAATCGTTCCATTCACGGTCAGATTGCAGTTAATCGTGGCCTGGGCAGCATCAACGGTGACCGCCCCAACCGTCTGAACGCTGATTGCATGGGAACCCCCGGCCTCGATCTCAATGAAGGCAGACCCATCGTCCGACCGAATTTGCACAGCGCTCGTGGAGACCCCAGAAAGCACCCGAGGTTGGGATCGGGGCCCCGGGAGGCAGAAGCCGTCCGACAGGTCGTGCATCCGCAGCTCGGCCTGAACCCCAACGCCACCAGATTGCCACCACGCATCAATGCAGCGCGACGCGAAGATCAGCAAGCACTCATCCCCGCTGGTGATCGGGAAGGTGATCGTGCATCCCCCGCCACTCGGGAAGATCACCGGCACATCCAGGCACAGCGGCATGGTCTGCCAGGTCTGAACCCCCAGAGGATCACGCCACAGGGCTTGTATTGTCGGCTGGACCACCACGGTCATCTTGGCCGGATCGAAGCTCTGGACAATGCCGGGGAGGGCCGTCCAGATCTCGGCTTTGAGCCCCTGAAAGGCAGCCAGCAGTGCCTCGCTTGTGGAGGAATTACGTTCTCGTCTATCCATACGGCTTCACCTCTTTGGATACTGCATCAATGCTCAGGCAAGTTATCTCGGTATACCAGGCCTGGCCCCGGGTGTCCCCTTCGTGCTCTGATACGAAGACCCGGTAGAGCCCATCGGACGTGACATCAGCGAGGAGCTGAATCCCGCTCCACTGATTGAACGGCACAGGGGCGGAGCCAGGCGCGGCCTGAATCGTCTGGTTGATCGACCGGTTGTCAATGCGCACCGACTGCCCGGCCAAGATCTTTGGATTGAGCAAGCACTTAACCTTGATGCCGTCGTTGGTCTGCTCCGGCATGCCGATCATGCCGTTAAGCGAATTCAGCACCACCGGCTCGCTTGGTAGGAATCCGTCCAGTGGGACCAGATTGACTTTGCCGTTCTGGATGGACCAGCTTGCTTGCTGGGTCGCAGCTTGCTGCCGCAGCATTGCACGGCTCATCCCAAACAGCACCTTGCCCCTGGGTAGCGTTCCACCCGTTGACGGGGCGATGGAGCCCGAGGTCACGCCATACTTCTGCATGCTTGCCACGATGGCATCAATGCGCTGCTTCGGGGTGCTCCCGGCTGCAATCGACTGACTGATCTGCGAGAAGTTGTAGCCCAGGTCCCCGTCAGCACAAAGCAGATCCAGGTAGGTATCAGTGGCATTCAGACGGCCCACCTTGAATTGCTTTACGTTGCCATCAAAGATCACGGCGAACTCGCCCTTCTCGTAGCCGGCCTGGAGAATCACCCTGGAATACTCACCCTTGATGATGTCTTGCACCGTGTTCTGATTCTCGCCCCGGGACAGATTGAACACCCGGATCACGGCGTTGTTCGGGCTTTCCGAATCCGCTGCAAAGGTCTTGAAAGTGAAGTGCATTGCGGAGAGGTCAATCACCCCCTCGGGAACGAAAGCGCTCGGGTTGTTCCCCCGGAACTCCGGCCGAACCACAAAGAGCGAGGCACGCCGACCAAACTGGGTAGAGGAATCGCTCATGATCAATCCGTCACGAAGAAGACATCGCCACCATTGCCAAGATTGTCGAAGGTTGGCACTGCATCCGGGTTGCCCTCCGTCAGGGCCACGATGCCCCCACCAAAGCCGAGATAGGCGTAGGGCGCAAGGAGGTCCGTCCCGGTCACGATTGGGATCCCCTGCACGATCGGAACCTCTTCGGAGTCGGCAAGATCCATGACCCAGCAAAGCGCCACAGCGTTCCAACGTAGGGTGATTTTGTAGCTGATCCCCACGAGCTGGATGAAGAAGGATTGAGCGGTTGGGCTGACTGGCAGAGGAAAGGCACTCATTGGCTCACCCCAAGAAATGCGGCTGTGGATCGAATCCCCTGGAGCACGGCCGCCTTCGCATCCGCCAGGGCCGGCCCCAGGACCTTGGTCCCGAAATTCGTAACCGGATTTGTGGATCCTGCGAAGCGCTGGGCTTCCGGTGGCGCGGACTGGGTCAGAGGCTTGGTGCTGACCAGGATCACCTGCCTCAGATTCGCCACGACTTGCAGGGAATTCTCACTGGTCTTGTCGGTCGTGACCTGCAAGGAGCGCACCAGCATATTGGTGTAGTAGCGCTTGCCCGTGGAGACGTCAAAGGGGATCCTTTCCTCCTGGAGCCTTAGCAGCTTCTGGTAGATCCCCTTGACTTGGTCCGGGCTGTTGCCAGTGAGCAATGCCTGCACGCCGGCTGCGGTTTGGTCAATGGCACCTCCCAGCGCACCGGAAACCGCCCCAGTAAGCACCGTGGCCGAATTGGCCCCCTGAAACCCCAGCACGGTGGCGCCCAGGCCAGCATTTAGCAGCGAATTAGATCCGTTGCCACTCGGGCTGTTGCTCCAGGCGCAGGTGATGATCAGCTCTGCCGGCCGTTTGAAAGCATGATCCGAGAT